CAGGTTCTGCTTCTACAGTAGCGTTAGGAGATGAAACAGTAACAGGTGATGCTAATATGTCTGTTACAAATGTTGTTGGAACAACAGCATTAGGCAATTTAAGTCTAGTTACTAATAATATAATTGCAGTAACTTTAGGAGCAGCAACAGGATCAGTTGGAAGTTTAACAGTAGTAGGAACTGCTGTAGTTCAACCAACTGGTGTATTAACAACAGGAAATTTAGGAAATTTACTTGTTTGGGGCGAAGTAGTTCCCGGACAAACACCAAATTGGTCTAATGTAAGCGACACACAAACACCTAACTGGTCTAGTGTGAGTGATACACAAACACCAAATTGGGAAGAAGTAGCTTAATGGAGAATATAAATGGCTAGTACATACGTCAATGATCTTAGACTCAATGAAATGGCAACAGGTGATGCGTCAGGAACTTGGGGCGATACGACAAATACAAATTTGGAGTTGATCGGCGAAGCTTTAGGCTTTGGCACCGAAGCAATTACAACTAATGCAGATACACACACCTCAACCGTTGCAGATGGTGCTACTGATCCTGTAAGAGCGATGTATGTTAAATACACAGGCACTTTAGATTCAGCCTGTACTATAACGATTGCACCTAACACTATAAGTAGGATGCAGTTTATTGAAAACGCAACAAGTGGTTCTCAAAACATAATAATTTCTCAAGGCTCTGGTGCTAATGTAACTATCCCTGCTGGTGATGTAAAAGCAGTTTACTTAGATGGTGCTGGTAGTGGAGCAGCAGTAACAGATGCTTTTGCTAGTTTAAATGTCGTAGATTTGAAAGTTGAAGACGATCTAACAGTTACAGATGATCTTATAGTAAATGGTGATATAGACCTAGAAGGTTCTATTGATGTCAATGGAACAGCTAATCTTGATGTAGTAGATATAGATGGAGCTGTTGATATGGCTTCTACGTTACAAGTAGATGGCGCTATAACTTCTTCTTCTGCTGCAACAATTACAGTAGCAGATAACTCTTATACTCTTACTCTTCTGTCTACAGATACAGATGCAAATTCTGGTCCTAATATAAGACTAAAAAGAGATTCAAGTTCACCTGCTGATGATGATTTTACAGGAATAATATATTTTCAAGCTGAAAATGATGCGGGAGAAGAAACAGATTATCAAAGAATTACTACTAGAATAAGAGATGCTTCAGATGGCTCAGAAGATGGTCAGCTTACTTTTTCATCAATGGTAGCTGGTACATTAAGAAATAGACTAGAGTTTAATGAGGGCGAGGCTGTCTTTAATGATGATTCAGTTGACGTAAATTTTAGAGTTGAATCAAACGGCAACGCTAACACTCTCTTTGTTAATGGTGGTAAAGACTATGTTTCAATAGGAACAGCTTCAGACTTTGCAGCAGGTGCTTCTGTCTTACATTTACATCAACCAGATGCAAATTCAAATGCTTATCTTCATATAACGCAAGAAGATGGAGGAGCAACATCTTCAGATGGTATGTCTATAGGTGTACTTGATGGTGGTGCTAATGCAGTAATTAGGTTAAGAGAAAATGGTTTTTTAGCTTTTTATACAAATAATACTGAACATATGAGACTTTCTTCTGGTGGAAGTCTTGTTATACATGATGATACTCCCCTAACAAACACAACTTTTGATGCTAGGGATGTTGATAACGTAACTTCACTTAACGTACAAAATAATGGTGCTGTTATACAAAGAAGCCAATCTGCTACAGCAGCACCTACACTTAATTTTTTTAAAGCTAGAGGTAGTTTAGGCTCAGAACAAAATATTAATACTGGAGACTTTACAGGCTCAATTCTTTTTAGGGGTTATCACACTAATGGTTTCTATCAAACTGCAAGTATAGAAAGCAAATCAATACAAGCAGCCGGCACAAATGATATGCCGGGATCATTAATATTTAGCACAACACCTGACGGAAGTGTTACTCCAACTTCAAAATTAGAAATTGCTGATACTGGGGTTACCTCACTTAAAGGTGGTACAACTTCTGGTATTCAAGTATTAGAATTTACTAATGGTTCTATAACAATAGCGGATGATGCGTCAATAGGAATTATAAATCCCAATGTAGGCATGATGTTATCTGTATCGTCATTGAAAGGAGTTGGAGGCAATTCATTTCCAGCAGCTTTATTTTTTACCACTAATGATTCAACAGTTACAGTAATAGCTGATCCAGAATCTCAATATTCTAATACTCCAAACACTGATAATAAAATTAATGTTTATACAGAATCAGGTACAGTTAGATTACAAAATAAAATAGGGGCTGGTTCAAATTTTGCAATAGCTTGTTTTGATTTCAAAGGAGTATAATTAATTAACAGGAGAAATATATGGCTTTAGATTACAAAATAAATATTTATGAAACTGATCCAGATGATGCGTCAAAAACTTATGTAACATTTATTGTTACAAACGAAGAAAAACAAGCCTATGCTTGTAGCACGTCAATTACTACTGGTACAAAAAAACCAGAAACAATCTTGAAGCAAGCACAAGCAGCCTTGCAATCAGATATAGATGCTTGGGCAGCAAGTGTAAAAGTAGGTAAAACTTGGAATCCAGATACAGAGGCAATAGAGTAAAATTATGGAAGAAAATTATTTTATAAACGTACTAAAAGTATTAGATGCGTCAGTAGAAAGAGGTACTTGGAAAGGCTCTGAAATAGAAGGTATAGCAAATTTACGCAATACTACTTTACAAGGCATTAAAAATATAGCTGAAGCTTCACAACAAAAAACAGAAGTTGAAGAAGTTGTAGAACCAATTACCAAGAAAATAGAAGAAAAGTAATGATGTGGATTAATTTATTTATGTGGCTAACAGCTATTATAGCTATAGCCTCACTTGTAGCTGCGGTTACACCAACTCCTCAAGGAGATAAATGGTTAGCGAAACTTTATAAAGTTATAGATTTTTTAGCTTTAAATATAGGTAAAGCTAAAGATAAATAATGCCTGATTCAACTGATTTATTTGAAGTACGTTTAAAAGGACATGAAGACTTGTGTTCTTTACGCTATGAAAATATAGATAAAAGACTTGAAGAAGGTAACAAACGTTTTGACAAGATAGACAAAATGTTAGTCGGTTTGTATGGAATAATGCTAACTTTTGCAGGATATATTGAATTTATTAAGTAATGCGTAATTACAGAAAAGAATACGATAATTATCAAGGCAAGCCTAAACAAAAAAAGGATAGAGCAAGTCGAAATAAAGCTAGACGTATTCTTACTAAAGCAAAAAGAGTAAAAAAAGGTGACGGAAAAGACGTACACCACAAAGACGGTAATCCAAGAAATAGTAAAAAAAGTAACTTAAAAGTTACAAGCAAAACTAAAAATAGATCATTCAAGAGGAATAAAGATGCCACAAAAAAAACCCGCAAATAAAACTAGAGCAAAAGTTAATAAAGTAGTTAAAGGTTTAAAGAAAGCTAGTAAGACACACGCTAGGCAAGCTAAGACTTTGCAAAGTTTAAAACTTAAAAAGGGTGGTTCTACTAAAAAGAAAAGTAAGAGCAAAGTTAATGAAGCTGGTAACTACACAAAACCCGGAATGAGAAAGTCGCTTTTTAATAAAATTAAAGCAGGTTCTAAGGGCGGAAAACCGGGACAATGGAGTGCTAGAAAAGCACAAATGTTAGCTAAACAATACAAAGCCAAAGGAGGCGGGTACAAGAATTAAATTAAAAGGAGCAGAATATGTCTTATTTAATAAGCAACATACCTTACTTTAAATGTTGGGTCAGAAAAGAGTTCACTTGTGACCATCAAGATTATCACGGTGAATATATACACGCATTAGCGATAGCAGTTAATACAATTACTGATAGGTCATTGAGTTTTCAAGTAGTTTTTACTGGATGCGAAATAGACTTAGATGATGGATTAGAAAACGTACATGGTGGTGCTATGTGGGCAAGAATGCCTATACAAGCATTAGTTTTTGATATGGCTATGGAAAAATTTCCTGATCGTATGGAAGATCATTTAGTGCAACCTTGGGATTGTGAATCAAGAAATCACTCAGTTATTGTTATGGACAGAGTTAGTTCTAGTCCTTGGGTAGCAAAAATTAATAATGAATTTTATCAAAGTCGTTATTTATTTACCGTTGACTATACAGATAATGATATTGCAGACAGTCCTGACCAACATAAACAGTCTCATGTTTTATATATTACAGAGGATTGTGAATGGCAAGGAAACATAGTGGCTTTACCAAATAATAGAGTAAGGGCTACGAGTCCGGCTTTATGGAGGACAGGGGAAGGTGCACCAGATTTTACACCATCCCAATATCTTCATTCGGCAGAAGGTCATCAGAGTTATACAGACCCTGCAATAACTTTTAATAATTTATATAGTGAGGGTTTAGATGAAGAAGAAGAATAAAGACCCTAAAAAGGGAACAGGAAAAAAACCTAAAGGTAGCGGTAGAAGACTATATACCGATGAAAATCCTAAAGATACAGTATCAATAAAATTTGCTACACCCGCAGATGCGAGGGCTACTGTAGCTAAAGTAAAAAAAATTAAAAAACCTTTTGCAAGAAAGATACAAATTCTTACTGTGCTTGAACAAAGAGCCAAAGTAGCAGGAAAACCTACACAAGCACAAATAGCTAAAAAAGGTAAAGAAGCAATAAGGAAAGCACATGGCACTAAAAAAAACACAAAAAAGTCTTAAAAGATGGACGAAACAAAAATGGAGAACTCCTAGTGGTAAAAAGTCTTCCGAGACAGGAGAAGTATATGCACCAGCTTCAACAATAAAAAAACTTAAGTCAACTCCAAAAGGCAGAAAAAAACTAGCAGCAGCTAATAAGAAAAAAAGAGCAGCTACTAAAAAAGGTAAACAACACGCCAAACATGGATTACATAAAGGAAAGAAAAGATAATGGCTAAAAAGAAAGACCCAAGATTGGCTAGAGCAGGAGTTAGTGGTTTTAACAAACCTAAACGTACTCCTAATCATCCTAAAAAATCTCATATTGTTGTTGCTAAAGAAGGTGACAAAATAAAAACTATTCGTTTTGGGCAACAAGGCAAAAAAGTTGGAACAGTTAGTGGTACTGCTGGTAAACCAAAAAAAGGTGAATCTGCACGTATGAAAGCAAAACGTAAATCTTTTAAAGCAAGACACGGAAAAAATATTAAAAAAGGCAAGATGTCAGCAGCTTATTGGGCAGATAAAGTAAAATGGTAATAAGTAGATCAAGCATAAAAAATCAAATTACTAAACCACCTTCTAAAAAACGAAAAAGGGCAAAAAGGAAAAAGAAAAAAAATGTATGAATATACTTGTAAAGTTGAAAGAGTGGTTGACGGAGATACGGTTGATGTTATTTTGGACCTTGGGTTTGATGTTTCTTATAGTTGCCGTGTTCGTCTATATGGTATTGATACTCCCGAATCACGTACTCGTAACAAAGATGAGAAGGCTAGAGGAAAAATGGCTGGGTCTTTCTTAAAAGACAGTATAGAAAAAGGTAGTAAAGTAATTATACAAACTAAATTAAAAGACTCTAAAGGCAAATACGGTAGAGTTTTGGGAGAAATTTTAGTAGATGGCAAAAATATAAATAAACTTATGATAAAAAAACATCTTGCTGTAGCCTACTATGGACAATCTAAAAATGATGTAGAAGCTGAACATCTTGTTAATAGGAAAATTTTGATTGATAAAGGTCTTTTTACTCCTGTTGACTAATGCAAGAAGCAGTAACATTAATTAATGAAGTTGGATTTCCTATAGCTGCTGCAGGCGGTCTAGGTTTTTTTATATGGAAACTAATAAACAGAATTATTGATGGTATGGAAACCAAACTTGATACGCTAGATGATAAACAAGCCGAATTGATATCTAATATGGAAGAAAGGCTTGGCACTAAACTAGACTCACAGCATGGTATACTGGTAGCATTAATTGACCGAGTTCGCAGTCTTGATAATGAAATTATACGTTTAGATGTAATGCTAAAAACAGCTACAGGATTAGGTCATTTAGTTGACACGGACAAAGTTGCAAAAGCAGATAGAGATGATCAAAGAAAAGATTAAACAAATAAAAAAAGAACAGCTTGTATCAATAGACAATGTAATATTTGAACCCATGCCTAAAAGACCTTATCCACGAGACAAGTATATTTATGAGGACGAAAATTATAGAGCAAAACAAGATATGATTTACCTAGAAAAACTAGGTAGGACCATTGAAAGAACCTCTATTGCGTTTATCTTATTGTCTTTGATTGGGTTATTAGCGATCTTTGTTTGGGCATTAAATTAAGGAGCAGACATGGCAAGAAAAAAGAAAATATCTAAAAGACAAAAAGTATTTAACTTTATTGATAACACAATAGATTTGTTACAAGAAAATTGGAAAAGATATACATTAGTATCTTCCTTTTTGATTGCATTTAGTTTTCTAGGCTATCTTACTTTTTTTTGGATAGATACAGTAGATAGCGTACGATTGGTAATTACATATTTGTAAATATGAGTATATGCGATAAAACAACACTTTTAATTATATTAGTGTTTTTTTTGGTTATGTCTGTAAATGCAGACGAAATGACACACAAGTTTAAGAACCCTAGTTTTTCCGGACAAGGTACCTCTAGTCATTATTTAACGATAGAAAATCAAGAATTTAATAGAAAAGAAGCTATACGTGAAGAGGTAAAAGCTTACGTTGAAGATTTAGAAAGAGAAGCTGAAAATACTACATTAGCTAGATTTATTAGAAATTTAGAATCACGTATTTATGCTCAGTTGTCACGTCAGTTAGTCGACAGTTTATTTGGCGAAACTGCGTCTGAATTTGGCATTTTAGAATTAGAGGGCAACACCATAGAATATAAAGTAGAGGACGATAAAGTTACACTAATAATTACAGATGAAGAAGGCAATACAACAGAAATTACTGTACCTCTTGGTTCTTTTACTTTCTAGTTGTTCTTTAATTATACCTCCTTTAGATAATGCAATACCGCCAATTAGACAAATTGAACTAGCAAAAGTAGGATCATTACTAACAAATCTAGCAGAAGTTGATAAGCCAATAAGAAAACCTGTTGTAGCTATATATCCTTCTGCATTTAAAGATAATACGGGACAGCGTAGAAGCAATAGTCAATACGCTAGTTTTAGTACAGCTATTACACAATCACCTGATGCTTACTTAATTAGAGCATTAAAACATTCAGGTGTTTTTGATGTAGTTGAACGCACGGGACTAGATAATTTAACTAAAGAAAGACAAATAATACGTACTACCAGAGAAAGTTTTGATGAAAAACAAAAGGTTAAACCTTTATTATTTGCAGGAATATTAATGGAAGGTGGTGTTATAGGATATGAAACTAACGTTAAATCAGGAGGGGCAGGAGCAAGATATCTTGGCATAGGAGGTTCTAAAGAATATCGTCAAGATACTGTTACCATATCTTTAAGAACTGTATCTGTAAGTACAGGTAAAATACTACTAGAAGTATTAGTTACTAAATCAATATTAAGTGCATCTATATCTTCTGATGTTTTTAGGTTTTATGCTAATAATACTGAATTAGTTGAGATAGAAAGTGGTATCGTGGAAAATGAATCAATCAATATAGCTTTACAAATGGCAGTAGAGAAAGCTGTTTTACAAACAATAGAGGAGGGCTATGAAGAAGGCTATTGGAAACAAAAAACTAATATTAATGAGCCTAGTTGCGATGATGAGTGCATCGCTAATATACGGGGCTGACAATGAGATATTTATAGACCAGTCAGGTGCTACATCTAACTTGGATATAGAACAAGTCGGTGGGGGCGGTAACATAATCGGCGGAGCTGATGCTGCTGCAGGATCAATGACCGCACTAGATATTGATGGTACGACTATGACCTTAGACATACTGCAAAAAGGTAGCACAAATAAATTCTTAGGTGATATATGGGCTGATAGCTATACTGGTTACTTTCAATTCATAGGCGATAGCAATACCTTTAATATGTCTACTGACGAGACAAATGCAACTGGAGCAGATGGTTCTAATGTAAACGTACAAGTCACAGGCAATACAAACACCATGACCCTAAATCATGCCATGACAGCACTAGCAGC